TCGTCGACGTCGCAGCGCCACGGCGACGAGGCGTAGTAGGTGCGGGCCGTGGCGCTGGCGTCGAGGTAGAACCTGCGGTCGCAGACGCCGTCGATGCGGCGGCTGGCGCCCTCGACGGCGCGCTCGAGGGCGGCGTCGTCGATGTAGTCGGTGATCCGCAGTGCGGCCTTGAGCTCGGCCAGCGTGGCGTAGCCGTTCGTGATGCTCACGGTGTGCCTCCGTTGGCGAGCGTGCAGAGCTCGTCGATGATCGGGCGCCAGTACTGGTCGTAGACGGCCCGGTGGTCGTAGTCGAGTGCGAACGCACGGGCGGCCGAGCGGCGCGACCCTGCGTTGCTGTAGGCGTCCTCGAGGGCCTCGACGATCGCCGGGACCGAGGGTGTGTGCAGCCAGGCACCCTGGTAGGGGTCCCACATGGGCTGTCCGCCGACGGTCCAGCCGTAGCCCTCGACGAGCTCGGGCTGCGCGGAGAAGTCGGAGACGATCGACGGCGTGCCGCAGGCGGCTGCCTCGATGACCGGGACGCCGAAGCCTTCGCCGGCTGAGCTGAGCAGGTTGACGTCGAGCGACGCCATGAGCGCTGCAACGCTGCGGTGGTCCAGCCCCGAGTAGTACGAGTACTGGTCGACCCACACGGTGCGGTCCTCGGGGATGCCGCAAGCCCTGGCGAGCCGGTCAAGGGCGATGCCGTTCATGGCGCCCTTCTGCTCGGTGTGCAGGTAGAGCACCACGTCGGTGTGGCGTTGCATGAACTCCGACATGGCCAGGAAGTTCTCGGGGAACGCCTTACGGTTCGGCAGCTGGCCCTTGTTGGCGGCGAACATGCCGACGAGGAACGCGTCGCCAGGTACGTCGATGAGCTCACGGCCCGACAGGCCGCCGGCCATCTGGCCGGGCCGGAACAGCTCGGTGTCGACGCCGTGCGGCGCGTACCGGCAGTCGACACCGGCGGCCTCGAGCATCTTTACGCCGAAGCGGGCCATGGCAACCGGCAGCACGTTCGGCCGCTGGCACCACTTAAGAACCTCGGGCGGTGTCGGCAGGTGGTCGATCGGGACCCATGAGCCAATGGCCGGCACCTCGCCGACCTTGGCCTCTTTGTAGGGCCAGCAGTCGAACAGGGTAAGCAGCGCAGCGGGCTTCTTGTTGTTCTCGGTGAACGCCTGCCAGTGGGCCTTGAGCACGTCGGCCGAGTACGGGTGATAGCCGGACGGGTAGACCGGCATCCCTTCCCACTCGGTCATGGTGCCCTGGACGCCGTAGTTGGTGGACAGCGCCACGTCGACGCCGTCGGCGTCAAGCTGGCGGGCCAGCGCGGCGCACTGCACGCCGTAGCCGGTACCCGTGAATGGTGCGTTGGAGTGGACGACTACGCGTCGCGCGTCTCCTTGGCGGACTGCGCTGGTCGCGCCTGCCCTTGCGCGATCAGCTGGCGTGCCAGTGACTCCGGCAGCCGTACGACCGTCCCGCGAACCTCGACCAGCATTGCGGCCCTGCTTCCCCATGGTGCTCCTGCCTGTGTGCCTGTGTGCCTGTGTGCCTGTGGTGTGCCATGGCCCCGACCGCACAGGCGAGCGGTCGGGGCCACGACGAGATGACGTCAAGCGTCAGGGTCAGGTAGCTGCGCCCTTGAAGAACTTGACGGCGTTGGAGTCGACGAGGGCGCCGTCACCACGCCAGGTGACACGGAAGGTCACGAGGCCGTTGGCGAAGCCGTAGTCGTCGGAGCGGTCCAGCTGGATGCCGCCGACCTGCCGGACGTAGTACTTCTTGTGGTCGCCGAAGAGGATCGACTTGGCACCGGTGCCAGAGGCCAGATCGGGGTTCTCGAACACGGGGAAGCCGAGCAGGGTGTCGGGCTCGCCGGCCTGCACGGACGGCTGCCAGAGCGGCTGGCCGGTGGTGTCCTTCAGCTTGCGGACGCCAGCCAGGGTGGTGGCGTTCATCTGGAAGGCCGCACCCGCACGGCGGGCAGCGCTGGACACGCCGTAGACGAGGTCCACGAGGTTGTCGTATGTCGGGAGGCCCGAGACGCCGGTCCCGCCGGTGACCGCCGAGCCTGCGCCGTTGGCGATGCCGTTGGGCTGCACGGTGCCGGTGCCGGTGGTCAGGCCGGCGTTGACCGACGTGCCGATGCCGACAGCGGCCTGGTCGGCGATGAAGCCGAGCAGATCCACGCCTGAATCGGACAGCATTTCCGTGCTGACCTGGATGAGGGCGGAGTACTTGAACGCCCCGAGGGTGACGAACGCCGAGAACGTCGGCTCCGACGCCGTGATGGCCGAGCCCTGCGCGGTGATCGAGCCCGCGGTGTAGGTGGCCGCACGCGGCACCTGCAGGTTCTCGCCACCGTTGGTGGGGATGACGTTGGTGACGCTGGCGTCAAGCATCGGGCCCTGCACGACGAGCAGCTCGACCAGGCGGTCGTAGAAGCTCGTGGGCACCGGCGAGCCGGTGACGGAGCCGGTGATCGGGGCGCGACGCTCGAAGGTGGCCGAACGGGCCTCGCCGTGGGCGAGCGAACGGATGACGTCTGCGTCGGTGCGGGTGGTCGCAGCCTCGGCGCGAGCCTCGGTCACGAACGCCGGGCGGGCGGACTCGACCTCGGTGCGGGCGAGCTCGGAGGCGCGCACGGCGCGGTCGATCTCGGCCTTGGCGGCGTTGTACTCGGCCTCGGCGGCGTCGTACGACGTGCGATCCTCGGCGGACAGCTCGTCGGCGGCCTTGGCGCGCTCGGCGATCTGCTTCATGGCGTCGTGGGCCCGCAGCTTGCGGTCCACCTGGGACTGGGTGTACTCGTCCGAGAACATGTGTGCTCCTAAGGGGTCGGACAGTGGGTGGTGGAACGAGCGCGACCTGCGAGCCGGTTGGCCGGGTGCAGGGAGGAACTCAGCTCAGACGTCGTCGATGGCTGCGAACCGCAGCCGGACGTCGAGCGCACCGGCGATGTCCCGCGCCGGAGTCGGGTCGGCAGGCGCCGGTGCGGCGTCCTGCTCGATCTTGTCGGGCGCCATCTCGCCGGCGGTTGCCGGGTTGGCGCCACGTCGAACGATGCTGACCTCGTCGAGCTGGACCTCGTCAAGGCGGCGGTGCGTCATGTCGTCGGACCAGCTGTCGGCCTTGACGTAGAACCCGAATGACATTTCGCCGACGTCGCCGCGCCGGACGGCCGAGGCGACCGACTGCGCCCAGGGCGACGCCGGGTCGAGGTCGGCCTCGACGGCGAGGCCGTGCGAGTCGGTGGACAGCCGCAGCGTGCCGCCGGCGGTCGATGCCAGGGCGAGGCCCTCGTGGCCGTGCAGCAGGTGGATCTGGCGATCGTGGCTCAAGGTGCGGTTGAACGCCGTCGGCGCAACCTCCTCGGTGAACAGCCCGGCGACGTCGTACGGAGCGTTGAAGACGCTCGCATAGCCGCGGAACGTGAGTGCTCCGGCCGTCTCACGGACCTCGTCGAGCTCGACGGACGCGAACGCCCGGTGCTCGCGCTCGTGGTCGATGGCACGACGCCCGATCTCGGTGGCAGCCAGCTGCTCGCGCATCTGCTCCCCTTCGGTGCTGAGGGCAGCCTGAGCTGCCGGGTCGGTGCCCTCCGACATGGAACCGGGCACGAGTGCCTCGGGAATGATCCAGAGCTTGCAGACGCCCTCGGGAGCGATGTCGCCGCCGACGACCTCACAGGCCCGTGCGCCCTCGTAGAACAGGCACGACGAGCAGGCCAGGCCGTCGAACGGCGACTCGGCGACGTAGTGCGCTCCGTCAGGGCCGCTGCCCTGGTCGAACTTGCCGAACAGCTTGGCGACGCCCTCGGTGGCGTCGTACATGGCCCGCTGGCGCGCGGTCACTGGGTAGATCGTCTCCGGCATCTCGCGCAGCTCGTCGCTCATCACATCTGCTCCTGGGCGGGTGCCGGCGGTGCCGGCTGCTCGAGCGGGCCGAGGTTCTCCCAGGCGCGCATCTCGTCGGTGGTCACGAACGTCCGCCCGGTCGCCGCCTCGATGCGGGCGGCGGCCTCGTAGGACGCGTAGCGGGTGGCGATGTCGGCGCGCAGTAGGCCGTCGACGTTGAACTTCCAGACGTTGCGGGCAGGCACCAGGCGAGACAGAGCACGCTCGACGCGCACCATCCACGGCAGCAGGTTCTGCACGAATGCCCGGTTTCGGCTCTCGACGTTCTGGTACGTCATCGACGTGCCCTCGTTCGGGATGCCGAGCAGCGACGGGTCGATGCGGTACAGCTGGCCGGCGATCTGGGCGTCGGTGTAGCGGCGCGACTCGAGAAACTGGGCCTGCTCCTGCGTCATGGAGATGCCCTGCCACTTGGCGTCGCCAGTCAGGACGACCGGCAGGTGCGACTTCGCCGAGCCGCCGTGCGACGCGACCCACTGGTCACGGATCTCGCGGAGCTGCTCGATGGTCAGGTTGCCCGAGGTCTGGATCACGCCGGGCACGACGGCACCCTGGGCGTAGAAGCGGGCTGCGGTGTCCTGAGCGCCTAGGCCGAGGCCGATGACTTGGCGTGCGGCCTCAATGGGCGACACGCCACGCAGCGAGCCGGGCAGGACGGTGCCGCGCACCATGACGATCTCGTCGGTGACGGGCTTGCCGTCGAGCGAGAACATGACACGGCCGGCGACCCGCTGCACGGTGACGCGCCCAGGGTCGAGGACGTAGACCTCTGCGACGGTGCCACGCTGGTCGCGCACCGGCGCGAGGAAGGCGTTTCCGTCGCCGAGCAGCGACATGATCACCGACGACACGAAGTCCACCCGGTCCATCTCGGGGTTCGGCTGCTCGACCCAGCTGGGCACGTTTGGCGCAGGAGCCATTCGGCCATCTGCGCCAGGGCCCATGATGTCGACCGGCATGGCAGCGATCGAGTCGGAGATCAGCGACTGGCAGCCGAGCACGACGAGCAGCGACAGCGCCGTCTCGCGGGTCACTCGCTGGCCGCCGGTCGACGGTGACGACACGAGGTCGTCGCCACGTCCCCATGCCGACAGCGCCGGGTCGCGGACGATGCGCGACTCGAACAGGCGCCCGATCACTGGTCACCACCACGGGTGAGGCGAGGGTCGAGCGACAGGCCGACGAGCAGCAGGGCGGCGCCCGTGGCCAGCAGGCCGACAGGCAGGTTCACGGTCCACGCTGCGGCCACCAGGCAGGCGACGCCGAGCAGCTGCAGGATGTCGGCGGTGCGGGTGAGCATCAAAGCCTCACAGGTCGGAGAGCGACACCACCGTCGGAGCGGCGGCGTCATGTGTTTCGAGCAGGGCGCCGAGCGCCAGAGTGGCCGCCATCAGCGGGCAGATGTCGACCGACTGGGCCCGGCGGTTCCACGTCCACGACTCGCCGAGCGGGCGACGCGTCGCGCCGTCGAGCGCCGCGGTCAGTGGCGCCTGGCCGATGTGGCGCAGGCCACCGGACTGGACTAGGTCGTAAAACTGGCCGGTGGCCTGGACGACTTGGCGGGCCGAGACTTCACGGACGTCGATGCCGCGCTCACGGACCGTCACGACCAGTGAACCGGCCGGCGACCCTGGGTCGATGGTGACGGGCTGGCGGCCCCACCGTTCGGCGAGCTCGACGAGGCGGTCGCCGACCCAGCTCGTGCCAGGGCGGTGGTCGACAACCTCAACGTGAACGAAGCCGTCGTCGCGCAGGCCGGCCACGGCGATCGCCGCCATGCGCCGGTCGGGCGTGATGTCGACGGCGAACGACATGCGGCCGTCAAAGCGGCTGCGTTCTTCCTTGAGCGCTGCCCACACGTCGGGCTCGATGATGCGCTCGTCGGTGACGACGATGGGCGCGTCGGGGATGCCGAGACGCTCACGGCGAAAGATGTCGTCTGGCAGTGCGGCCAGCTCGCGTTCGACGTAGTCGGCGCCGATGCGGATGCCGAGCGACGGGTTGGCGACGGCCCACTGCTCGGGGTCGTTGATCTTGGCGTCGTCGGTGACCGACCACTCAAGGTAGGCGAGCGAGTCGTCGCCGCCGGCGAGTGCACGGTTGCGCACGGCGTGCAGCTGGACCGACGTGGACAGTGGCGCGGACGCTGCGTAGATCACCTGCGGGTTGTCCTGGGCGGCGAGCGTCGGGAGCAGCGCGCCCATCGTCTCGGTGCCGAGCTGCATGGCCTCGTCGAGCACGACCCGCTGAGCCGAGAAGCCTCGGCCCGATGCCGTCGAGCGGGCCACGAACCGGAGCCGGGCGCCGGTCGTGAGCTCGATGCCTTCCTCGCCGTGCGAGGTTCTGACCTTGGCGACCCGCTTGCGCAGGTGATCGGCGTTGTCGACGAGTGCCAGCACCCGGCGGAACGCCTCCTGGGCGGTCTTGAACTCGTGCGCCGAGTGCAGGATGAGCTGCTCGTCGAACAGGAACAGCCCGGCGAGCTCGATGGCCTCGAGGATCGCGCCCTTGCCGTTCTGGCGTGGCACGACGAGCCCGCACTCAAAGGCGGACCAGCGGCCGTCGTCACCCTCGGCGAGGAAGACGTCCAGGGCGTGACGCTGCCAGGCGTCGAGGTGGAGCCCGGCCGAAGCTGCGAGCTCGGCGGCCTCCTGGCCTGCAGAGCTACGAGCCGGCGGCGCGACCTGGATTCTTGGCCGCTTGGCGCCGAGCAGCGCGGGCGGCGGCGAGATCGTCGACAGGGCTGCCCTCCTGAGCGACCGGAAGCTCGTCGAGCTCCCGGAGTACGTCCACCAGCTGGCGGGACAAGGCCGCCACGTTCTGCACCTCGGCGGTTTCGATGGCTCCGGCGAGGACCTTGGCGAG